TAGCAATGATGGTATGCTGACTAGTGTTTGGGGACCAAGTATGTGGCACTACTTACATACTATGAGTTTCAACTACCCTGTGAATCCTAGTAGCGACGATAAACATCATTACCGCGATTTCGTTTTGAGCTTGCGTTGGACGTTACCTTGTGGGAAATGTCGGAAGAATCTAAAAATGAATTTTCAAAAATTACCATTACGTATGAAACACATGGAGTCGCGCCTCACATTTTCGAAGTATGTGTATGACCTCCATGAATTAATCAATACCATGCTAAATAAAGAGTCGGGACTGACATATGATATGGTGAGAGAACGATATGAACATTTTAGGTCAAGATGTATTAAACCCGTCGAGGTAAAACCGATTGAAGAGAAGGGTTGTGTAGAACCACTTTACGAGGGTGAGAAAGCAAAGTGTGTTCTGAAAATAGTCCCGCAAACCGAGAAGTGCGATACGTTTCAGATAGATAATAAATGCATTAAGAAAAATGTATGATGTATATTTTAGCGCTTTTCGATTATATAAAATAACTCGCAATTATATATAATGTCAACAGACACTGATGAGATAAAAATACCCTTCTGGGGGAGTAATCCAAACATAATACTACAATCTGATTATGTAACCGAATTATTTCCAGTTGAATCCATGACATACGAACAAAAATTAAATGCCATCACGCGTGGGATTCTACTGATATCTATAGTAAGTTTCGCACTGACACGCAATTTTAGAATCATCGTGGTTTCTATACTGACTATTCTCTCCATTTACCTTTTACAATTGCACCAGGAACGGGAGAACGACAAGAAGAAAAAGGTTGTAGAGGAGAAATTCGTGAATCCCGCCGATGATGTTCTCAAATCCAAGTCGATATTGAGAGATGCAAGTGTGTTCGATACGCCGGATTCATCGAACCCGTTTGGTAATACGCTTGTAACGGACTATCAATATAATCCGAATAAGAAGCCCGCTCCGCCGGCATTTAACGAAAGCGTCAATGAGAAAATACTCGCTCAGGCGAAAACGTTGGTCAAGGAACTCAACCCTGACCAACCAGACATTTCTGATAAACTGTTCAAGGATTTAGGAGAACAATACGTTTTCGAACAATCGCTTCGCCAATTTACGTCTAATCCGTCCACCACTATTATGAACGACCAGACCGGATTTGCTGACTTCTGTTATGGTTCGATGACATCCTGTAAAGAGGGTAATTTGTTCGCTTGTGCGAGAAATCTACCCCGCCATCTGAATTATTAGAAAAATATATTATAATACTATAGTATAATATATGATGAATTTCAATATGATGGAACGTTTGGGCTTTGACACTTCTCGCCGTAATGAATCAAATACTAAATACGCGAACTATATGCTTGACAATCAATTTGGCGCTAGCAAATCGGATGACCATGTTAAGTTTGCCACACTCGGACCCAAAGTTAATTTTAGGGGAACAGTCGGCGGACTTCCGGGGTCTGCAGTTGATTACGATTCGCTCTTGGTTATTAAAACAGAGCAACAGCGTGCATTCGAAAAGCTTCAGTTAATCCAGCGCCCGTTTGCGACGGTTCCTTATTTAGGAAGAGGCACCAGTGACCCCATTTTAGAATCGCGCTTACAGCAGGGCGAGATGATTTATGAGAAGAAGAGTGTTTCCACGATAGCGGATGCGCCATATGTTGATAATTCGGCCTACCCTATGATGCCCACTCTGAAGGACCGTCTTACCAACGCCGCTTACTCTGTCGAGGAGGCTGCGCTATCCGGATGGGTTCGTGGCGGACAATCTTCCAGGGAAATGGAGGGCGATGTGGTAAGTAAGAAGAAGTAAAATGTTATCATTTGTTTATATATAAATGATACACATATATGGTGATAGTCACGCCGACCGTAGTTTTCGAAATTTGAAACTTCCACACAAGAATTATTTTATGCATTCCATAACCATGTTTCGAATTGGTAGAGATAATGCAATTATAAATTTTAATAATAAAATACATGATGAAAATAGCATAATTTGCATATCGTATGGTGAAGTCGATTGTAGGTGCCACATACGACGACAAATTGACTTAGGCAGGGACGAGGATGATGTGATACGCGGATTAGTATCAGACTATTTTAAAACTCTAGCAAATAATATAAAAATATACAAGAATGTTATCGTAGTTGGTGTGATACCACCCAGGTCTCAGTCAAAATTTGAGAGAATTCATGGTCGAATCACGCATGAATTTCCATTTGTAGGAACAGACCAGGACCGGGTTAGATACACACAAAAAGTGAACCGATTATTGGAAGAACAATGCACGCTACAAAGGTATGTGTATTTTAATCCGTATCAACACTATGCTGATGTCGATGGGACATTGAAAGAAAGTATGTCGGACAAAAATGTTCATTTAGGTGATAATTCATTCTTCGTGGAAAAGTTTATGGAATTATTATAGTGTTCGTCGTATAACGAGTTAATTTGTTCAGTGATTATATAGTAAATGTCGGAACAAAACGATGCAGATGAAATAACCGAATTGACTAGTAGAATATTGGCAATGAAACAATCTAATCCGGAAGCATATAACGAGTTTATTGGCGAAGTTAAACAACTACAGAAACGTTATATTCAAATGGCATTATATGGGCTACAAGATTTCGAAGGCGGATTTAAACCAACAAGAAAGCGTAATAAGACAAAAAGGCGTCGTTCTGTGTCGAGACACTGATTCTCTTAGAAAAACGCTTTATTTTCATGTGTATACATTATATATATGAAAGGAGGCACCTATATTGACAAAGATGTTGTAGAAAAGGATGTGGCTAAAATAATATTCTCTTTAGTTAAAAATCCGAAAGTAATAATTACTATTTTATCATATGAATCGCTATATGGATTTGTTTTTGAAATTTTAATACCTGAAAAAATTACACCGTTTAGGGAAGCAGGTAGGGACGGGACAGAATATAAAGTTACTCGATTGATTCTTAAATTTGTATTGCTTGATGCCAATACCAGACCAGATAGACTTGAAGACTTAATAATTAACGGTGAAAAACCCCATACAAAATCATCTCTTAAGTTTGATAGATTAACAAAGGAAGCTGAGAATCAAGATAAAATCTGGCGTGATTCATTTGTTTATATGAATCGTAAACCATTGTGTAATCCGGTTATATTTTGTGGTTCGCTGAATAATGAATCTAGTAAGTCGTTCATAAACCAATTAATAAAGGAAAATGGAAATGTTTTTGAACGAATTTATAAATCGAGTGTTAAAAAAAATGGTAAAAGTATTAAAGATTATATAATTGGACAATTACGTAAAAATGAGTTGTTGTTCGGCGGAATTCTAGTTATGCCACATTCAGGGCAAATTCCCGGTGCGTATGTAGATGTATTGCATAATGCTCTTAAGCACCATAATAATCTTTTTCATGAAATACTAGCAGAAGTGTTTTTTGTAGTTATACAATTATATATAAATAGTAACTACGTATTGACAGATGGGCATACTCTAAATTTTATGGTGTCAGTTTACCAAAAAAAAATTGACGTTACAATAATTGATTTAGATGCTTTATCTGAAGCTAATAATAGCGCAGTTTTGACTATACCAGATAGGCCAGACCAAGTTATAAAATATATGAATGCTATAAGATTTAAAGTAGTCAAAATAAATAAAGATAAATACCGTCTAGAAGAACAAAATGAAAGGAGTCAAATGAATTGGTATGATCCATTGGATGAAACAATTAAATTTAAAATTGCCGAATTAGTTGTCGAACTGTTTAAAAAAAGACCAATAGTATCTGGCATAACAGTTCCAGTAGGTTCGATAAAATTTGAATATAAAGATGTAAGTGAAGTTTTTGAGGCCGCTTCTGCTCCTGCTCCTGCTATTGCTCCTGCTATTGCTCCTGCTCCTGCTATTGCTCCTGCTCCTGCTTCTGCCATTGTTACTGACTCCACTTCTGAACCTGCTGATGCTCTTGCTCCTGCCATTGTTACCCCGTCCGAACCCATAGATAAATTTCCTGATAATATAGTAGCCAAGATAAGCAGTTTAGACGAAAACCAAAAGAAACAAATATATGCTGCGGTTGTTGAACCATATCTTGAACTGCTTCGAAAATATGCAAAACCAACTATAACTGGAGGTAAAAATACCAAGCAGACACCTAATAAGACCAAAACAACCAGAAAACATAGATAAACTATAAAACATATAAACACATGTCGACATTCATACAAATAAATGTATAATCATTCAATCGCCGTAAAATATGACGACAATCTAGGGTATCGCGATTGTGTGCGCCGTGTATTTAATATGGATGTTTCGGGAATTGAAATCCAAGACGATATTGACGATGTTACAAAAGATGAAATGATATACGACGACAGAAACGTAAGCGTCGGTCTCGACTATCTATATGACAAAACGAAGGGTGTTAAGGCATTTCGCGACCTATATTTGGTGGGTGCGAGTCGTATGTTCTCCGAAAACCTCGAAATTGGAATGGCGGTGGTGTTTTCATACGACTATTTCGAGCTGTTTCATTTATGTTTAGTCGATTTCTTCAATGCCGGCGAAACGATAACGGCGGACAATGAGAATTATGTGAAACTACATAAGAAAATATCGTAATCTATTATATAATGGCTTCTACTCGTGATAAAAATGCGCCCGGCAATTATAAGTTGGAAAAACAAGGCAATCTTACGAGAATCAATTATCGTGTGAGCGAATATGGACGCCCTATGGCTTCTTATCACCCTGGTGATGGATTACTTGCAGCGAAAACGTCGCGGTGGGAGCTGTCACAGAATGCGTGCGACATTGAATCGCAGCTGTTTGGCATTGGTTCCAGCGATTTAGAGAATTCGCGACCGGTCGTTCAACCGGCGCTGAATAAGCTGAAGAGTTTGTCTATAATCGACAAACCGGATGTGATTTTACCGGAACCCGTGAAGGTGAGCTCAATCAATCGCCCGCTTTTTTTGAACTGAGTGGTTGTTTTTATTTTTTATTTATTTGTTATATTATTACTATTTTGAATAGTAATAATTCTAGGTATCAATTAAACTTGACAATAATTTTCACCACTTCCTTTTTGATGCACTTGCATGCGGAAACGGACAGCTCCTCGCGCTTCTTACGTGTCTTACCATCTGTCGAGTTCTCCGACTTACGACGAGACGTGCTATTTCGAGCATTCATATCACTCTCAATTGCTTCGTGATTCTCCTCGATGTATTCGACGATTTTGTTCTCGATAGTCCACTTGAAAAAGTTCAGTTGACCGATAGTTGTCTCCATACAATTATCATTATCGTATGGGATAGTGATGCGCTCCCATCTGCAAAAGGGGTCAAAACGCTTCTTACTGTATGCCTTCAGCTTCAATTTATAGTCATTATAGACCTTGAACCGCCTGGGTTCTCCATAGGAGTCCTTTAGTTCGTATACGGTGAAGTTTTTTTTTGCATAGTTTGTTACAAACCAATCCACAATACGGAGAGAAATCTTAGATTCGCCGTTGATAATCGAAATCGTCCGCTTGAGATACTCCTTGTTCTCATAAAATGTTAGTAGATTCTGTAGTAATAACTCGTTTTGCGTATTACACTTGGTAGACATTATTGTTTGATACTACGCGCGTTTTTTTATATGTGTTATTTTTTAAATTAATAAAAAAGTGGGTTATGACAAGTTTATTTATTAATTATGCGTTGTCTTATTGTATTATATATTTGATTTATAACTTTGAATATGCTGAAATCATTTGAAGCTGGGTCATATCTTATAAAAATACAATCTACGCATAACGATGATATCGCATTTTCTCTTAATATGTCATTATGTATATTATTTTTATGTTGTGATTCATCACATTCGATGATTATGTTATATGCTGGCAAGTATAAATCAACCATATACTTACCAATTTTATATTGTGCAATCATTTCTTCGCCACTGAAAGCGTCTAAAATGCATTTTAGTGTATCCGCTTCTATACAAGCGTATATTGACGCATTAACGTCAAAATTTATATATTTGCACACATCTATGACTGCAGGTTTTCTACTTTTCGATAACAATCTACATAACCCTTTATAATTTACAAACGATTTGTATTGTTTTCCTCCATTTGTAATACATTTTAAATAAATCTTCTCATCATTTCTTGTATTGCTACGTATATTCGCGATTTTTAAAAGTTGGCCAATATCTTGCAAATTGAATAAAACATATGGCTCTTGAAAATTGTCTATTACAACTTCGCAATTGTAATGCTGTCTAATCTTGAGTCCAGTTTCGATTTGAATTTCTTTAGACATTTTAAGTTATTAATTAATATATAATACAAAATCAATTTTTATGTTTAATAATCATGTTCATTCAACTTGATGAGCAATAACAAAGATATTGCATTAAAAATGTCATTTTTAGACCTGAATAGTCGATAAAAAATATATTAAATTTATATTTTTTATTGTATAAACCACTATCCGCACTGCTTAGTTGCTGTAAGCAACGCCCGCCATGCCCGACATCACACGGAGAACGTTGTAGTTAACCGCATAAACACGGACCTTAGCCGTGTTAGTTCCGGAAACCGTTCCGGACGAGAGCACAAGCTGGAGCACAGCGTTATCAATGCGCGAGAAGTTGCACGTGCCGCTCGGTTGGTGCTCTTCGGGCCTCAGCGCGAAGGAATACACGTTGATACCCGTGTCCGGGGCACGGGTGTGGTGCTGGAACGGCTGCACAACATCGAAGTAGGACCCCTCACGCTCGGAGAAGCGATCCTGGCCGTTAAGCTGGAGCTTAGCGGTGACGACGGGGTTCTCTCCCCAGCAGTGCATGTCAAGGGCAGTCTCGGCGAGCACGAAGGTGCCGGCATCAGAGAGGCCAGAGGAAAGGCCAGTGCCAGACTCACCGAGCATTCCGGTGTGGAGGGCAGAACCGACGGCAGTGGCCATGGCAACGTCAATCGCTCCCGGCGTCTCGAAGAGGCCAGTGGCGTTGATGAAGGCGCCAGTTCCAGAGACAGTGTCAGGGGCACCAAAGGCGTGGATGGCGTTCGGGAGAGCATCGATGGCATCCGTGTAGTTGAAGGGCTGGGCACCGAGGGTCTTGAAGAGGGTCTGGCCGGCCGTGAGGGACGAGCAGTAGTCGACGTTGGCGTCGGGCTGAACAACCCAGAGAAGCTCCTTGCAAGGGTGGTTGAAGTTGAGCTTGATCTTGTTGGAGGAGGACCCAACGGACTCGTCTCCAGTGAACTGGAGCTGCTCGAAGAGGTACTCGTGGGGGTTCTGCGCCATCTTCCTGCGCTCATCAGTGTCGA